GCTCCATTTGTGGTCTTAACCACTTTGGGTACCTTGGGCTTTCGCCTTTAGGTATTTTGTTCACCACTGGAGAATCTATATGCTCAATGCTGAGATAAAGTTAAAGAAAGACCTTATCCTATTTCTCTTATTCCCAGAAGGGAATGATAACGACAAGTTCCATTCTCTGCATCGGAAACGAGCAGAGTATTGGCTTTCTGTTATCTTAAGGGATTCTAGGAGGTCAGTTGGAGTTAATCGCTCCAACTGTGGTCTTGCTCTAACCCTCGGCCTGAGCATTATGGCTCTCCGGGGTGAGCTTCATCGTATCTCCGAGTTGGAGACGGCTCAAGATTCATATGTCGCTTATAGGACTGAAATCCTAGAGCTCATACAAAATCTATCCGCCAACACTTAGGGATATGTAGCCTCCTTTCATCGGGGCTTCATCAAGGTTAAGAGGACAATACTTGTGACTTATTCTCGCAGTCTTGAATACTCTGCGAAACTTACCCGGAAGTTCGAACGATTCGATGAGACTCACGGTCCTTTCGATCAATCGCAGACGACCAGCCAATTTAGCTGGTCGAATACGAAGTTCGGAAGCCAGAATCCTCATTGGAGGGCTCAAATTCAAGCCCATCAATCTGCTACAACTCCATTCTCTGGGGTTATGTCAGAAATGATCGGTCCTTCTGAAGGGTATGCGCGTCGAAAGATCGCGTTAAGTTCTTCAAGTACTAAGTTGTGGGACGAGTACGTGTATTCTGGGGTCCTCGGATTCCCAGTTACACCAACGGATCCTGCTTCTCTGTCTTCTTCTACCGCTGACTCTGAGGCGCTGGTTGAGTTTTATGAGTCCGTTAGAGATGCTAACCGCTCTTTTCAGGGCGGTCAGTTTCTCGGCGAACTTGCTGAAACTCTTCACCTTATCAAGAATCCTGTGCTTTCTTTTAGGAGGGGACTCGATGCCTATTATAGGACGGTTAGGAACCGTTCTAATAGGTACCGCCCTCCGCGAAGGAGAACGCCCCGTCAACGGTTAGTTGATAGGACGCGTATAGTTCAGGATACTTGGCTCGAGTATAGCTTTGGCTGGAAGCCATTGCTTTTCGATGCTCAAGACGCGTATGAAACATTGACTCGAAAGTCGAGAGCGTTCGCCGACGGTGATCTCATCACCGTCTTCGGACGCTCAGAACAACGTTCGGTCTCTGTTTCTACCGTTGCGAACAACGGAACTAACACTTCTTGGTCTTACGACCGACGTTTTGAGGACGTCGTAAGTGTTAGATACAAGGGTCAGGTCTGGGGTAGGCCGTTTCGCTCCTCTCTGGGCGATGCACGGTTGTGGGGTGTCGATCTCACAGCTGAAAATCTTCTTCCAACTGTTTGGGAGTTGATTCCTTACTCCTTCTTGGTCGATTACTTCACCAACGTTGGTGATGTGATCAGTAGCTTTTCGACGTGTACTTCCAATTTAGCATGGAAGGTACGCACGATTAAGGTAGAGTGTGACTGTAGTACGGTTAACTTCCGTCTTCAGCCCTTCTCTGACCCCTCTCGTGTCATTTCGGAAAGTATCAGCGGCTCCTATATCCGTTATGTTCGTAAGTCCGTCTCTCGTAGCGATCCTTCGCTAGGTACCCCCGGGATTATTTTCAAACTCCCGGGCTCCAATACGAAGTGGTTAAACATAGGCGGGCTAGCCCGATTACGGCGCTAGAACATTCCTTTAACGTAGTCAATCAAAGGTTCAGTCAATGACTGTCACTCTGTCTTCTCCCGTTACAGGAGGGTCCCAGACCGGTCTTTCGTCACCGACTTATACGTTGGTGGCGGATACTCCGCCTGGTCCGAACGCTAAGCAATGGGCTGTTACCGCCTTAGGCGGGACACAGACCAACGTGGACGTTCACTCCATTGCGAAACCTTTCACGATCACCGTTTCGCGCCCGCTGACTCTTCGTCAGCTCGGTACGCCAAATCCCGTGACCGGGATCGTTTCGCAGGTCCCACGAAATGTTTTTCAGGTCTTAGTCCGCAAAGGGGTAACTCCCCTTAGCGGTCAACCTGCACAGGTGATGCAGCTTCGCTTGTCATGCGAGCAGCCCGCCGGTGCGGATACTGTTGACCCTGAAGACATTCGTGCCGCGTTGAGCCTCATGATTGGGGCTCTATCCAGCGTTTCCGCTGGACTTGGGGATACGCTTATCCAGGGCGTTTTGTGACGCCACGGAAACCCGTATCCTTTCGTATCTCATTCACACTTAGTGTGGCCACAGCGGGGCTTTTATCTGCTCCGTCATGGGTTCCGCCGCTTGTATCGTTCTTACGTTCGATATTTTGCGGTTGAAGTGAGATCTTGCGCGTGAGCTGAAATCAGCTTGGACATTTGGAGATGACTTTATGGGCCTTAGTCCTGATGCTCTTTTCTCCGCACTGGTCGACGACGTCTCGGTGAATGTAGGTCGAGATTTCTGTGAATTCGTTTTGCAGAATCAACATCTACCTCTTCCTCCGGACGCTTCTCCCCAACAGGCGTTTGCCTATTCGATTCTTAAGTCTTTCTACAAAAAATTTGTAGATCGTACCTCGGAATCGGCTGACATAGCCGCGTTGGATAAATTTACGACGGTAAATCACCGTTGTAGAGATTGGAGATTGTGTCTTGGTAGCGCGAGGGATGAGGAATTAGTCTCTCTCCTTAAATCAGAGATTGAAAACTTCCTTCATCCTTTAGGCGAACCTCTTGTTCAGTCGTATTTCGACATCCTTGGCGAAGCACGTACTGGACCTGGAGCTAGTCTGGGCGCAAGAGGATATGACTTTTATACAAAGTTATTTTCCTCCCCACTTACCACGACATCGACAGAGCTGTACGATATGTACGGCGACTATCTTCAATGGTATCCCGATTGGGTGGATGGCGAGATAACTCGTCTTTTCCACTTCACGAGCCACAAGGTAGTAACCAGTTCACGCTTTGGGTTCGTACCGAAAAGTACAACTATTTCACGGACGATATGTACCGAACCTTCTCTGAATATGTTTTTTCAGTTGGGTCTCGGTCGTATCATTGAAAAGAGGCTGAAATCCTATTTTAGCCTGGACCTCTCGGTCCAACCTTTTCTAAATCGTGAATTAGCCCGTATCGGTTCGCTGGAAGATTCCTGGGTCACAATTGACCTAGCATCCGCTAGCGATAGTATGAGCCTCCGTCTTTGCGACGAGCTCTTTCCGAGATGGTTCCTCGATATTTTGCTAATGTTGAGGACACCGTCAACGGTCACCCCGAACGGGTCTATGCCTCTCTACATGGTTAGCACAATGGGAAATGGTTTCACATTCCCACTGCAAACTATGTTGTTTGGCTGCGTTGTATCTGCGTGTAGGAGGTGGAGAACCTCCTGGTCTGGGAGCCGAATAAATGTATTCGGTGATGATATCATCTGCGAAAAAGATATCGCGGGTGATGTTATACACCTTTTATCTTTACTTGGCTTCGAGGTCAACACGTCTAAGTCCTATGTTGAAGGACCTTTTCGCGAGTCCTGCGGTTGTGACTATTTTCTTGGTCACAATGTGCGCGGAGTGTATATTAAAACACTTCGTACACAGCAGGATCGGTACGCCGTGATCAACCAACTGACCTTGTGGAGCGAACGGAGTGGGGTAGTCCTTACCTCTACTCTTAAGCTCCTGTCATCGACTGTCAAACGGTACTACGTACCTATGGCAGAAGATGACGCATGCGGGATAAAGGTTCCGCTTTCTCTACTGGTACCAAGGAGAGATCGATATACGCAATCATATCGCTATGAATGCTATATCCCTATCCCGTATCAGATTGAGATCCGCGGTTCCTCGTTCCGTTTGCCTCCCGGTCAGAGAGGGAGGTTGTTTAACCCTAGCGGGTTATACAGCTCCTTCCTTCACGGGTGCGTAAAGTCCGATTCTATTAGCCTCAGGCATGAGACTGTTAGATATCGGAGAACCTGGAGGGTAACCCCTAATTGGGATTATTCTCCAAGCGTCGACCCTCTTGCGGGGTCTTCGTTTAGGCGAGGGTGCGATTCCCTCTTTTATGAATCTTTGATTCATAAAACCCAG